CGCGAGCAGGGCAAAAAGTACAAAGATTCAGTGTTGGCCGATACAGGTAAAACCGCTACCGGCGCGTTCCTGGTCAACCTTCTCTTGTCGAATGAGGACGACCTGAAGATTCAAGCCAACGACGCGGCCATGACCGGCGCGCCGTACAACAACATCACCGTAACTTATTTTGGTGTTGACCAAAACCGATTGATCGGCGGCATCAATCGCCCGTTCCGCGTCATCATTGCGGGTAACGGCGCAACGCTGGAGCAAATCTACACCAAGGTCCAGTTCTTGCTGCGCCAGGCTACCGACATCGATAACGGCGCCGGGACAGTGATCGGCAAGACTGCTGACGCTTTGCTTTCGTTTGTAGGCGACACACTGCAAACCACCACCGGGGTGTACATCGACAACATCCAGACGGCGGACAGTAACCGGATCATTTTTAAAGACCAGACCGGCGTAGACCGTACCAACCCATTTACGGCAGCGGGCACCATCAACTTCAACACACCACTGGTGGGCGCTGGCAGCAGCTACCGCATGATGTTTACCGCACCACCAGGCGCGAGCAATGACTTTGGCGAGGCAGGCGCTATTACCGTCAACAACGCAGCGGGAACACCCATCACCGGCACAATCAGCGCAGCCACGATCAACTTTGACTTCGACTACGACGCAAACGTACAAGGCGGCTTTACCGCAGGTACTGACCGCCCGGTGACGCTGATCGGTATCAAGCCTGGCACAGGTAAATATGTGGTAGCCACAGGTACTTTGACACGCTCTAAGTCAATCGCCTTGTCTTTGGTTGCCGAGACTGATCGCGCTTACGTTTAAGGCTTGAGGTGCCAATTGTTTTTGACCCCGCTGCAAAACGCATCGTGCTTGACAGCACCAGCGTGACCGCTTCCGAGCTCTGGAGCCGCTGGGCTGACTGGGTTGTTTTAAGTGACAACGCTAAGTATTTGCCAGCGTTTCGTCAGGCAGGCGGCGACGATCTGAGCGCGGGTCTGTCCATCCCCGCGTATATGTTCTTGCTAAACGGCTGGCGCGTCAGGCCGCAAGAGTTAAGCCACAACCTAATCATCACAGGCAATTTGTTTGTTGATGGCGGCGGCGTGCCCGTGGTGCAGACGCTGGGCAACTTCAACGTGTCAGTGCAATACACCGTTCCGGTTCAGGCGCAAGGTATTAACACCGGTGGCGGCAGCGCACCGACAGCCGCACAGGTGGCTGACGAGATCATGGCCAGGTTGACGGCTACGGCTATTCCGGTGGATATGCGGTACGTCAAGGGGCAAATTATTAACGGCAATGGGTCAGAGGCCACGCCGTGGGGGCCATAAATGGCAGGCGCGTGGGGTAAGTCGTGGGGTGTGGCTTTTGGTGCATCGTGGGGACTTGATGAGGCTGAGAACCGGGATTTATCGATCCACCAAGCCCTCACCGCCGCCGCACCGCGCACCCGTATGCGCATCACGCCGAAAGTGTTGCCCTACCCACAAGCCAAGCCGCAGCACCGTACCCGCGCCGCGCGCGAAAAAGAATTCCCCGTCATCGCAGTTTAAAAATTGTCTTAATTTTTACTGTTTTTGAAACAGAGCTTTTGAAATGATTGCGGCATGACAAAACCGCAAGCCGCACCAGTTTTTAATCCTTTGCCAGTCGCTGGCCTGCAGGCTGATGTGCGTGCTGTACGTGCTGAAGATGCAGCGTCTGGCGGTAAAGCGGTGCGATTTGATCTTGTCTTCAGCACCGGCGCAGTCGTTCGTCGCTACGACTGGATCAACAACCGTTTTTACAAAGAATCGCTTGAGATCTCCGCCGAAGCAATTGACATGAGTCGCCTGCAGCGCGGTGCTCCTTTGCTGGATACCCATTGGGCCAGCACCGTAACTGACCAGCTAGGCGTGTGCGAGCTGCCCCGCATTGAAAACAGCCAAGGCGTTTGCACCGCCACGCTCAGCAACCGCGACCAGGCCAAGGGCGTTCGCCAAGACGTGCAAGACGGCATTCTGCGCAACTTTTCAGTCGGCTATACCCGCAACAAAATAGTCATGGAGTCGCCCGAAGTAGAGGGCGGTGATTGGCTCTACCGCGTCACCAGTTGGACGCCGATGGAAGTCAGCATTGTCCCCATTCCCGCCGACATGGATGCGCAAATACGAAGCGAAGGCGGCAAGCTGCACGACGGCCAAGGCCGCGAACTGCGCAGCTACCCATGCGAATTCACTGAGCTGCTCGCTACCCGAGCAGACGCACCCAATACACCGCTGGCTGAAGGTGTCAAAACATCAGCCGCCCCCAACCTCCAAACCAACCAGGAATCACGTATGGACAAAGACCAAGAGGGCGGCACGAATTCGGCCGCCAACGCAGCAGCAATTCAAGCAGCAGTGGCCGCTGAAACCCAGCGCTGCGCTGAAATTAACGAAATTTGCGCCCGCCATAACATGGCCTCAGACGCGCCCGCATTCATTACCGGCAACAAGTCGGTTGATGACGTGCGCAAAGTGGTACTCGAGAAGCTGGCAGCACTCGACGCTGGCGGTGAGCGCAACGTAGCCACCCGCGTCAGCACCGTCAAAGACGAGCATGCCACCCGCATGGCTGGAATGGAAGAAGCCATCATGCGCAAGATTGATGCGGGCTCAGCCCTTACCGACAATGGTCGCCGCTTCGCTGGCATGAGCATGGTTGAAATGGGCCGTAGCTACCTGCAAAGCGTGGGTGTTGACACCATGGGCATGGCCCCGGTCGATGTGGCGGGCAACATGCTGCGCCATCAAGTGGCAGGCATGCAGACGCGTGCAGGCATTCACACCAGCACCGACATGCCAAGCCTGCTCGGCAACATTGCCAATCGCCGTTTGCGCACTGCTTACGACTTGTACCAGCCAACTTACCGCACCTGGGCGCGCCGCGCACCAAACGCGCCAGACTTCAAAAACATCAACGTCATTCAGCTCAGCGACGCACCCGATTTGATGAAGGTCAATGAGGCGGGCGAGTTCAAATACGGCACGCTGACCGAGTCTGGCGAAAGCTACAAAGTCATCACCAACGGCCGCATTGTGTCAGTCACCCGTCAGGCGCTGGTCAATGATGACCTGCGCGGCTTTGACCGTGTCATCGGCGCATTTGGCAACAGCGCAGGCCGTCTTGAAAACCGCCTGGCCTACAGCATTTTGACCACCAACGCCAACATGGCCGACGGCATTGCGTTGTTTGCGGCTGGCCATAACAACCTATTGACCGGCGCGCCATCGGCGTTGTCACTGACCTCGCTTAGCGACGCCCGCAAAGCCTTGCGCAAGCAAACAGGTCTCAAGCCCGCTACTGATACCGTAGCACCCAACCTGAACCTGAACCCCAAATGGTTCATCGTTCCGAGCGATCTGGAGACGCTGGCCTACCAGCTCACCAGCTCGCAGTACATGCCCACGGCTCAGTCAGGCATCAACGAGTTTGCCAATGGTGGCCGCACTGCGTTGACCGCGATTGTGGAGCCGCTGCTCGACGCAAACAGCGTCACCGCGTGGTACATGATGGCCGACAGCTCGCAAATCGACACCGTCGAGTACTGCTACCTCGACGGCTACGAAGGCCCGCGCATCGACACGCAAATGGGCTTCGACGTTGACGGCATTCAAGTGCGTTGCGCACATGACTTTGCCGTCAAAGACATCGACTATCGCGGCATGTTGAAAGCCAACGGCGCCTAAAGCAAACAAGCCCAGCTCAGCCGCAAACACGGCTGGGCGCAAAAGCTCAAAACCCCAATACAGGAACCATCATGAAAAACTTTTTGCAACAAGGCAACACCCTCACGCTGATTGCACCTTACGCACTGCTGGGCGGCCAGGGCTTCCAAGTCGGCACGCTGTTTGCGGTCGCCTCAAGCGACGCGGCTATAAGTGCTGAAGTCGAAGGAAACACCACCGGCGTCTACCGCCTCACAGCCGCCACGGCAGACGTTGTAGCAGTCGGTGCCAAAGTCTACTGGGACAACACCGCAAAGAACGTGACCACCGTTGTGTCAACCAACATCCTGATTGGCTGCGCAGTTGCTGCCAAGGCAGGCGGCGTGGTGCTGATCGACGTGCGCCTGAACGGCACAGTCTAAGCCGCCGCCACACCACACCACACGACACCACACCATAGGCCAGCCGTGACAGCCCGATTTGCAGCCCTTGAAGCCCGCGCCAACCGCGCAGTTTTCTCGCACCTGGGTAACGTCAACGCAACGCTCGCTGGCTTGCCAGTGGTCGGCATCTTCGACGCAGCCTATCAGCTGCAGGACATGGCCAGCGGCGTCATGAGCAGCGCACCTGTGCTCACCCTGTCCAGCGCTGATGTTCCGCCCAACGTGGTCGGTGCATCGGTGGTGGTCGGGGCGGTCACTTACAAGGTGGTCGAGCCCATGCCCGACGGCGCCGGCATCACCATGCTGCGCTTGCGCACCTAAGCACACAGGCGCATAGACACACACCATGGCACACGCACAACAGCAAATCCTTGACGCATTGCAGGCCCTGCTGGCTGCAGGCGGCACGGTAGCCGCTGCCCGCGTGTTTGTTGACCGTGTAGACCCGCTGCAGCCCACAGAGCTGCCCGCCATCTCCATTGAAGAGGGCGACAACGGCGAGAGCGCTGAGGTTGTGTTCCTTGACGGCAACCAGCAGCGCGAGCTGGCCGTCACGATTGACTGTGTGCTGACCGACGCGACCGACACCGGCCCGGCCAGCCGCGCCTTTGGCCTGCAGGTTGAAAAGCTGATTGCATCCAGCAGCACCGTGGCAGCCCTGTGCCGCCTGGGCTACAGCATTACCAGCAGCCGTTTGATCAGCCGTGGCGACACCGACCGCCGTCTGGCCAGCCGCCAGCAGTCCTGGCGCTTTTCGTATGCGATTAACCCGACCGCACCCGACGTGATTTTGTAAACATTTTTTAAGGAAACCATCATGGCAGTTTCAGTCCCCAACGGCGCACTAGTCGCCATGGCATCAGGCTACGGCATCAACCTCAACACGACTGTCGTCACTAATTCCAACCCAGCCGTTGCCACCAGCACGGCTCACGGCCTGCTGCTAGGCGACTTTATTGAAGTCACCAGCGGCTGGTCCCGCTTGACCGGCAAAGTGGTTCGCGTGGGTGCCGTTACCGCCAACACGTTTGAGCTTGAAGGCGTTGATGCCACCAGCATCAGCGTGTACCCGGCGGCAAGCGGCATTGGCAGCGTGCGCAAGGTCACCGGCTTCACGCAGCTGTCGCAAATCCTCGGCTCCACCAGCTCGGGCGGCGATCAGCAGTTTGTCAACTACCAGTTTTTGGAGTCTGACGTTGAAAAGCGCATCCCTACCTTCAAAAGCGCTTTTGGCATCAGTTTCAGCGTCGCTGACGACGCCGCCCAGCCCGGCTTTATTCTGGCATCCGTCGCTAACGATGACCGCTTGCCGCGCGCTGTCCGCATCACCTTGCCAAGCGGGCCCAAGCTGCTCTACAACGGTTACGTCAGCCTGAACAAAACGCCGTCGCTCACCGTCAATCAGATCATGTCGGTCGAGTGCACCATCTCCCTGCTCAATGAGCCAGTGCGTTACGCGACCTGATCCGCAGCATGGCAAAACTATCGTTACAGCCCAAGCCCACCTTCACCGTGTCGGTGGGCATCCCGGTGCCAGGCAGCGAGCCTGCACTGGTTGGCATCACGTTCAAGCACCGCACCAAAGCCGCGCTGACCGAGTTCGCCAACCAGGCCGCTACCACTGACGACGTTACCGTCTTCATGGGCATGGTCACCGGCTGGGATCTGGATGTCGAGTTCAACCAGGCCAACGCCAGCGAGCTGCTTGAAAACTACATCGGTGCAGGCGTCTGCATTTACAACGCCTACATCGCCGAGCTGGCCAAGGCCAAGATGGGAAATTAAAGGCGGTCGCCAAGGCACTCTACACACCGGGCCCCACAGAGGCAGAGGCGCAAGCCTATGGCCTCACCGTAGAAGAAGCCAGCGGCCCGCCAGTTGAAGTTTGGCCCGACAACCTGGAAGCAGTCAACGTGTTCATTGCAATGTCAACTCAGTGGCGAATCGGCATGTCAGGCGCAACCGGCCTGGACTACACAGCCCTGCCGCCCGTGCTGCGCCTGTGCGGCATTGCACGCCAGCAGCATGCCAGCGTTTTTGCCGATTTGCAAACGCTAGAAGACGCCGCCCTGGCCACCATGCGCAAGGCTAAAAAGTAATGGCAGACAGCACCGCCCGCATCGTCATTGGTGCCAAAGACGAAACCAGCCAGGCCTTTACTGCGGTCGACCGCGCCATTCAAAAGCTGCAAATATCGGCCAACACCCTGGGTAAGTCCGCCAGCGAGGCCAAGCTGTTTGAGCTGGCCTTGAAGGGCGCGTCAGCCGAGCAGCTCAAGTCAGCCGACGCCGCCTTAAAAGCCGCTGGCAAATACCAAAAAGGCGTTGACATTGCCAACCAGCTCAAGACCAGCCTGTTCACCCTGGGCGCGGCTGCAGGCGTCGGGCTCATTGCCGCCGGTGTGGCCTTTGACAAGCTGATCAGCAAGGCTGCCGACTTCCAAGACGCTGCTGAGAAAACAGGCGACACCGCCAGCAACATTGCTTCATTGTCAGTAGCCGCCGCCACCGGCGGGCTCAGCATGGAAAACCTGGTCGCCGCCAGCGTCAAACTGACTAAAAATCTGACCGGCGTCGACGACGAATCCAAAGCCGCTGGCGCTGCCATCGCCTCGCTTGGGTTAAACATTGAAGACTTCAAAAACCTCAAACCCGCTGACCAGTTTGAAACCCTGGGCAAGGCCCTCAACGGCTTTGCTGACGGCCCCGCAAAAACCGCCGTCGTCATAGCGGCGATGGGTAGGGGCGCTGCAGAGGTGCTGCCATTTTTAAAAGAGTTGGGTGCTGAAGGCGGCCGTCAAAAAGTTCTGACCGAAGAGCAAATCAGGCTGGCCGATGAGTACAAAGACAAGCAGGCCAAGTCACGCGAGCAGCTGGTGCTGTACGCCAGCGCCATTGCCACCCAGGCCCTGCCAGCGCTCACCGGCTTTACCGACACGCTGGTCGATTTTGGTAAAGAGATCATCGACATCGACGGCAAAACCACCACACTCGGCAAAAACTCCAGCATCGCTACTTTTGCGCAAAACAGTGCGCTCGCCCTGGCCGGACTGATCGACAACGTGCGCAATGTGGCTGACGGCTTTGTGCTGGTCGGCCAAACGATAGGCGGCAGCATCGCCGCCATCGCTGCCGCGTCGCGTGGCGAGTTTGCATCAGTCGCGGCCATCAACAAGGAAATGTTGAAAGACCGTGAAAAACTGTTTAACAACGACTTTCAGGGCAGGCTGGCCGCCAAGTTTGCAGAAGCGGCCCCCAGCGCCAAATTCACCGACCCCCGCCTGCTAGGCGACCCCGGCACCATCGCCCAGCAGGCGGCAGCAGCG